ACCAAAAGCGGTTAACCATGAATGGTAATTATGCCATTCATCAGATTGTACAATTGTACCTGCACCACACTCGAATATTGTTCTATTACTTTGTACGAGTTTAATAAAACTGAGGCAGTACTTACGTACAACTATGCTCCAATCGACCGGTGCACCCATAAATACTCTGGTAGCATGAATGCTAGCCTTAGCATGGGTCACTGGTTCATCTTTCAGAGCAGCTGTAAATACAGGGTGATTAAGTTCACCATTCTCGTACTTAGATATAATAGCAGAAACACGTTCCATAACTTCATTGGACATAGCAACAGGATTTTGATTTCCTCCTACTGGTTCAATAGCTTTCATATGATATTTCTTGGATCTTCTCCAAGGAAATCCCATAGAAGTGTTTCTATTCAATTTATCTACGTACGCTACACCAGCAGCACCATTCACAGCAGTGAAATCGTCATAAACTTGTAACATTTCAAGCTTATCACCTAGTGCTAAAATAATATCCTCGCAACTGTTAGATACAATATAGTCCAAAAGACTAGTATCAAACTTATGTTCCATTGACATTATTTCAATGAGGGACTTCCTTTTAGGTCCCCACCCTTTCATTGAGGGCCTGGTGTAGTTCAAGGCGAAACCTTTTTCTTTCATGTAATCACACATTAGAGATTCACAAACCGTACTTTTAGGTTGTGCTCTAAATCCTGTGAATGATCCATAAACAGAACAAGATCCCGTCTCGACCCAACGAATGGGTGACTTGTAGTGCAAATCTACAAGAGTGGCTTTAGCAGTTTCTGATTCCAACATAGGGGATGTAGATACAAATTGCTTATCAAATAAAGATAAGAATGCATCACACATATCTCCAGTTATTGGAATAGCTGCTGATTGATTAGACATAAATGCACTAAAAGCTGAATGAATTCCAGCATAATGCACTCCTGCAATCACAAAACCATTCTGGGTATCTACAATAAGTAGACCACCACAGTCACCGTTTTTCGTTTGGGTTTGAGGAACATATTCCCAATGTTCACCTTGGACATCTGATATCCATTTGGCATCCTTTTTAACAATCTTTTTGGAATAATTATGGTTGATCTTTCCATCTCTATCACGAGACATCATAAGACCATTCCATATTCCTGTAAAGGATTTGCTAGCAAAGAATTTAGTAATATCTTTGCCAGGAGGTAAACAAGTGATTTCAAGAACAGCAATATCATTATTTTGGAAAGAAATATTATGTTTATACATAACACATGTCACATTCTGTGTGACACCATCTTTTCCAGCTTGAGATATAACTGTTAACTCAAAAATATCTTCCTCAGGAAGGGAATGTGCATTCAATAAATACACATTACCCTTAAGACACACCGCTCCAGTGTAGTGAGTCTTTCCGCTATTTGGTGCTACCATCTTGAGATGCACAACATTTTTCTCCATTCTCTTAGAGAAAGCTTCCAAAGTATCATTCTTTGTACTAGTTTGTTGTGATGTATAATCAAAAGATGAAAGTTCATAAACGTTTTTATACCAGACATTCTCACGAGCTTCATTATCTTCCTTTGGTGCAACACCAATATCAGAAGAATCAGCTTCAGGAGAAACATCTATAATATAACTCATGATAAAATTCTTCAATGTATTAACACAATACAAAGTAGACAACCATATAGCTATAAAAACAAAGAACCTAGGAAGTATTACTGCAGCTTCCATAGCGCGTCCCAGAGCTCTAAAAGAAATTCTTTCAAATTTTCTTTTAGTTTCTCCTTTGCAATACTGATATAGTCGATAAAATAAATAACGACCTAAAGCAGTATTCACAAAGAAATTCTCCAGGTAATAGAGACCAATCACATAAGTGACGATATAGTCAGCAAACATTGCACATAAATAACTCATTATGTACGTTGTTGCATAACCAGATCCATCAACTAAACCTTGCAACTCCATACGTCCTACGGGACAACGAGCATGCAAGTTTGGATT